TTTTACAGTTTCAATTCGATCAGCAACACGATAATTAATATCATCCATTGCTTCTGATAGTGTGCTGTTGCGGCCTACATAGTTTTTAAATTTACGCAACTGTGCTAGTTCTTCACTTAATCCGGAAATATGTTGACCAATTGCATCATATGGATTTCCGCCGGCCTTAATGTGTTCAGCTAAAGCACGAGCACCGTTAAGATGTTTGTATGGATATTTAAAACGTTCACCCTGAGCGTTTTCAATGTAAATGCTTTCGATATGCATTGTGCGGCCAGCTGCCAAATCTTGATTGATTGGCTGACTATGTTTAACAACTAGTCTTGCTTCGCCTAAATCTTGGTAGCTCATTTTAGCAGTACCAAACATTTTATTTTCCATTATGGGTTCCATCGGTTCTTCCTTGCGTTTTGCTTGAAATTCGTAATCACGTTTATCTAAATTATCCTTGCCTATATTTTGCACATCAAAATTCAACAAACGATCTTTAGCAAATTGTCTAAAGCTACGGATAAACTTAAAAGCACCATGATGTTGGCTATCTGCTATGTCTCCGCTTATTTGTACAACTATACCATCGTCTTCATCTAATGTAATAGCAACTGTGCCAAAGCCTTTGCCGTTTTCTCTGTATTCAAACTCAAAGAAACGAGCGTTTGGTACGTCGCTTTTTTTGCTAAGAACTTTGGCGTTTTCATCGCCAATTTTAATGTTAGGAAAGCGTGTTTCAATCTTTCCGTACAAGTCCAGGGCTATTTTATCTAAATTCGTGTTCATGTTATATTTATCACATACCCGTTGATATGAATATCGGCAATGGCGGTACAAACTCTTCTTCCGATGCCCAGTCACTAGTTACACTCAGTCGATCAAGCACTGTTGGATCCCACTCTGCTAGCAATAATGCCATACGTATTACCAGCAATAATGCAGAAACCAAGTCATCATGTTGCCCTTCTTTGGCTTTAAAACTGGTTCCAGCCGCTATGAAAGTTTTAAGTTCGCTAATCAGAGGGCGGCTATAAACCTTCATTTTGTCTTCTTCTATCAAGTATTTGATCTTGGCACAAGTGGCAATTTTACTACCAAATGTAGTGTTAAAACCTTTACGATATTTTTTAACGTGCCCTTTGCGCAAAGGCTCGCTTAGGAATAATCCTGGAAAGGTTTCTTCGCCTAGATTATCTATAACAACTAGTGCGCTTTCGCCCACTGTGTTATTTTCCACACTCCAGTAGATCTGTTCAAACGATTCGCCTTCTAGCTCGTCTGCAATGTATTTCAGCACATCTCTAAGTATTTTAACTTGCTGTTGTATAGGTGTAATGTTGTGTTGCCACTCGGCACACTGTATCATACTGGGCATTTCAAACACTTCAATGGCGCCATAATCACCACCTGTGCCCAAACTGGGATCCAACGCCACTAGATAAACGTGACCCTTTTCAGGTTTCTTATACCAGCGTACTTGCCCCATTTTTAAAATAGGTTCTCTTCCATTTAGTTCTGAAAGTTTGATACTGTTAATAAGTGTTTCGTCAAATACCAAGAATTCACAACCGTACTCACGACGGAAACGCTCTTCGCCAATGCGTCCCATCTCAGTTGCTTTCCATGCTTCATCGCGATCCGGATGCTCGTGCCATTCAGCACGGAAACCGTGGAATCCATTTCGACCTAATCCGTCGTCTCTTGTGTCACCATGCTCGTCAAACATGTCTTGACTGTCTTTCCAAATTAATGCAAATTCGTCCTCGTCACTATTTGGTGTGCTTGTGATAATTGCACGGCCACCAGTTGCTAGTGTTGGCGAGATTGAAGTCCAAAATTCTGTAGCAATGTTAGGTTGTACGAAAGCAAACTCATCGCAATATAGTAAGGATATGGACATACCACGACCGGTATTACCAGTAGTAGTAGCTGATACAATTCGTGATCCGTTGTCAAAATCTATACTCCCTTTGTTATAACTCACAACTCCTGCTCTAATATAGTCAGGACATAATTCGTATCCGTAGCGAATACGTTGCATAATTTCTTGAGCGCCGGTGTATTTGTGTGCGGCAACTAGAATGGTTTGATCTGGATGAAACATTGCATACCACAACAAATAGCTTGATGCACAAGTTGTTTTTCCACTTTGACGTGGTAGCATGTTTATATTAAAACGATAATCGTGATATGCACTCAATAATCTTTCCTGATATTCGTAAGGTTCAAATTTTACTTTGCCTCTTACAGGATGCTGTATGTGGAAAAAGTTTTTGGCAAAATGCAGATAACCATTATCTGGATTCATGCAAGCAGCCATATCGGCTACTTCTTGTTCCGTAAACTTTTCTTTTGTATGGGCTTTCTTGGTTAAGACGCCGTCAAGTGATTTTGCCATAATTTTATTTACCAAAAAAAATAGACCCCGTAGGGTCTATTTGGCACCTTGAACAGGGTGCTAACTGCGACGAATTTTATCCGTTTAATCGTTTGTTTAAAGCCAGCATTTGTGATACAGATTCATCCATTTTTTCTGTTTCTTTTTTGCTTAATTTTTCAGTTTCGCGGCGAGCTTTGTCACTTAGGTTAGTTACTTTGCCACGCCCTTCTTTTCCAGATCGTTTAGTCCATTCGCCTTCTTCTTTCCAACGAACTACATTGCCTTTGTCGTCTTTTTCTTCTGTACGCTCTTCTTTGATTGCTTCGTACATGGCCGACAAACGTCCCACTAGCGTTTCACTAACACTAGTTGGTTCACGCAATGTGTTGCTACCTGGAACACGCTGTAACGGGCTTGACTTACCTTTACTGTTCATGTCATCGCCGCTGAATGTCACAGCTTCAATTCCATGAGTATGATGACCCGAAGCACCGTCTGGACTATTACCCCATTCTTCTTCATCATCATCCATTGTTTCGCCAATTTCATATTCTTGTGTCATTGGACTATCTTCGCCATCAGTTTCTTCATGGGCCAATGCCGCTACAATGTTGCCCATGATAGGTTCTTCGTGATCAACGGAGTGAGGTTCTCCAAACAGTTTACTAACATCGTGCTGATGTGGATCTTTATTTTCACTGTCTTCGATATTACGTAAAATTTTCATAAGATCAGAAATACCGCCGGCGCCACTACCATTCATGCTTACATTCATGGTAACATTGTCTTGCTGTTTAGGTACGGCATTCATACTCATCATACCAGGCATTGGCATACATTCGGCAGCACCTGGTTGATCGTCTTTAGTAGGAGCAACTGGTAATCCTTCTTCCATAGCATCGTCTAATTCCGGTGCTCCGGCACCGATTGCGGCAGATGCAACATTGCCTTCCATACCTTCAATTAATCTTAATCGTGCTGTTAGTTCTTGAAAATTCATTATTATACTCCCTTATATGGATTAGGGATTTTATTTTGTTTAGTACCAATTGCACTAGTTGTCCCTTTGTCTACAGTAACATCTTTTACCTTGCGGTATTCAGGAGCAAGTCCTGGTATACTATCGGCTAATAGTTTGTCGTTAACACCTTTATATTGTGTACCTTGATGTTTGTCTTTGTTTAATTCTTTTAAGAAATTCATTTTTTGTTTTTCGCTGGCCAAATCACTATTATCGCTAGGATCTTGAATTTTACCAACTAATGCTTCGCCAGTACGCTGATCATTTTCGTGATTGAGTTCGTACTCTTTTTCTTCAGCCATGCTACGAATTTTTATACAATTGTGTGTAGTACCTAATCCTGAAGCAATACGGTCACGAATCTGAAGTGCTGTTGCTGGGTATTCTGTGGTGATTTCGTACACAGTCATTTGTGTATTTTTGTGTTCTGGAAATTCTGATTGACGTTCCTGAATTGGAGTAGTACGTCCTGAGCTTACAGTAGCCACATGGAATTCTGCCAAACTGGCCTTGATTTGCGCAACAGCATCTTTAGCATGATTGCCTGCGACTTTAATTCTAAATTCGTAAACTTTCTTGCTTTCTGTTAAGTATTCTTTAAATGATTTCATGGTATAGTCCTAGTACTATATTTATTTCAAATTCTTTAATTTTTCGAGTAAACTATTACGATCTGTAACAATAAACCCCTCGCCTTGGATGTTGACGCTATCGTCTATACCCATGGCATCTTGATCTAGCTTTTGTTTTTTAAGCTGAAGATCAATCATTTTTAGTTTTTTATCTAATTTAGCACTTTTGGCTTGGATAGCATGTCCTAACATGCTAGCGGCTACTTCAAACAATCGTCCGCTATATCTAGCTTCAACATTCATGCCCAAGTCCATGATATCTTCGTAGGCATCTTTTGCCTTTTGTGCAAGTTCATCTAGTTCAGCATCGCCTGCATCGCCCAGTCCTTTAACTTGCGGCAATGCTTCAGAAATTTTATCAAACTCTGAAATATTTCGCATAAACGGCTCAGCTAATTCAGCTTTAACCTGCTTCTTTTCTTCCTGTTTAACAATCTTCTTACTTTCTGGTAAGTTGAGGATTTCTTCAAGTTTTTTAGTCATACAATTACTTATGCTTATACTTGGCTGAAGATATCATTTTCATTTAGAACTCTAAATTTAATACCCTGTTGATTACACCAAAGTTTGGCACTGGCCCACTTGGCTTGATTCTTAACAAATTGTGCTTGATTATATTTGTTTTTGCCCACACGTTCCAGTATGGTCTGACTGGCTGGTTTTATCTCTACTAGTTCTGTCAGTATTCTTCCAAACTTATCTTGATACTGTATAAAAAAATCAGGAACATAAACTGTTTGCCTGTTGGTCAAAGGATCACGGTATGGAATTTGTACTGCTTCGCTGGCCCACTTCATAATACTCTTGTTGTTATCGCAAAAATTCATAAAACTCCATTCCCAACTGGAACGGTATGTGGGCTGTTTAGTTCCAACATACTTTTCTGGATGCTTCATCACATATTTGCCGCGGGCGAATTTAGCCATATTATACTAGTATGTTGCGTGATTCGTAAGTGTCAGTGACCGGTTGTATTCTGTAACCTAAATAACTTGTACTTTCTCTGTAGGTGTTTAGAACCTGTGCCACTAGTTGGCTGAGCTGAATATCTGTCAGTGCTTTTAATGTATCTAAAAATTTAAACACACTGACATTTTCAGTTCTAGCCTGATTCAACATTATAATACTAATACTACCAGCACTGGATTGGTCAAATCCTCTTTTAGTGAAAAATCCAACCACAGCATCGATTTCCACTGCTGGAAAACTATTTTGTTTTATAAAATAGTTGTCAAAAAAAGATCTAACTGTTTGTGTAGAAGTTTGATGTGAACTTGGTAAATTTCCTGCCATTTTAAAATCCTATTTAAAAATCATAACTATCGCCGGAGCTTGTGGTATCTCCACTATTGCCAGAATCTGTACTGCTAGTGTCTTCACTAGGAGGGTTGGATTGCGGATCGCCCGTTGGTTGATCTCCAGCATCAGGATTTTTAGCTTCTCCTGCATTATCTGTATTAGATGCATTGGCAGTAGTCGATCCTTCATCTGCGGCTGCCTGTTCAGCGGCCACTGTTTCATTGGTTGCATTTGGAGTTGCAGTGGTAGAGCTGCCACTTCCTCCTGAGCCTGGGAATGAAAAATCTGGAAGACCCAATCCACTTATACCGCCAATGCCGCTTAATATTTTACTGCCAATACCAATTGCGGCTGACCCAAGTGCAATACCGCCTACTATGGCTCCGATATTAAGTCCGCCACCGGCATTAGATTGCTGTGCATTTTGATTTGCATTAATCTGACTGATTGCATTGTTAAGAATTCCTGGAGCTAGTGCATTAGTATCAAGTGTTTGAACAAATCCAGGTTGGAGTGTACCCGGTGAAGATCCACCAGTTAACGGACTTGGAGTAGTATCATAATGTGACATTCCAAAGCCTTCTGGGTTGCCGGCC